TGCAGTCCACACCTTTCCACTATCATCGATAAATGTGGTTGAGTTATTAACTCCGTTCATGTGCAACATTACCTTATCGCCAAAGTCTTGATTGTCTTGCCATATGGCGATAGGTTGCTCAAAGTCGTAGTAATTGTCGCAGGTGGAAGGAAATAGTATTGTAGCTGTTGTACTATTAGTTACTGCTTCTGGAGAACCCCATGTACCAACAGTATTTCTAACCAATCTAAAAATATCATAATAAGTCGCATGTGTTCCAACATAATAAATAAAAACTTCGCCCTTATTGTTTGTAGTTATTGATGGAAGTTGGTCGTTTACAGATGTTTGAGTAGTTAATTTCGTCATAGCCGACCATGTTGCACCATTATCATCCGAGTAAGAAACTCTAATATTATATGCTGAACTACTGCTATCACTTCCATGCCACGCTACCCAAATTCTACCAACGTTAGCACCGTATCGCTGTACTGTTGCGGAAGGAGAGGCTTGGGTGTAACTAGCAGACACGTTATATATTCCAACTTCCAACCAACTAGACCCACTAAAGCTTTGAGTCATAATAAAGTAAAGCGAAGGTATTTTATACACAAAAGTTATTATAGGGTATCCATTTTGCATATATACCACCGTGGGGCTTATTGCGTCATATCCTACTGCCCCATATGATGTTATTTGAGTCATTACCCACGTTACCCCACCGTCCGTTGATTTTGCTGAACGTATATTAAATGAATTAGGATAGGTTGAATTTTTACTTGACCACGCGGCGGTTAGGTGTCCATTGGTTGGGTTGACTGCGATGGAGCAACCACCCATTGCAGTTTGTTGAGATAAATCTACATATATTTTACTAGCCCACAAATCTATGTTTGTTACCGTTGTAGCGTCAAATTTACAAATATATGAATAACCGTTTGCGTCTGCTATGAGAAAATATACTATAGTCCCATAACTACTTATAGAAAAAGTTGTACTTATAGCACCTGAGTACCTAGAATAGCAAAGGTATTGAAAAGACACGCCATTGTTTTTGCTTACCTGTAACCGAATTTGTCCAAACATATCATTCTCAACACTCACTATCCACCCATTACTCAAAACTTGTGGCCTAGCACTTGCGGAGGTGGTATATGCTGGAGTAGATTTAACTATTTCGGTAAGCGGAGTTTGCGTCTTATCAATCAATCTTTTTGAAGATGAAAAGCGTATTTTATTAGCTAACATTTAATCATCCTCCTAAGTTGCGAAATTTAATGCAGGCGTGCAATACCATCTAGTCCCAGCGTTTACTGTATAAAAACTAAGTATGTGTGTTTTATTTATTGCAGAAACATCTGGAACACTATCGCTTGCGAACTTTACACTTGCTGGAAAAGTTAAACTATACGCCACGCCACCCTGTCTAATCAGAACCGTACAAGACGCTGCTTTACCAGTGGTTGGAATATTGCTAAACGCTAGAGTTGTATTACCAGTTAAAGTTAGGTCAAATACGTCTTGAATACTTAAATCTAAAGTAACCGTACCAATTGAAGTCGCATTGGTTAATAGTTTTTCAGAGTAAGATTCTAATGTGCCTTGATTTTTAGGAAGAAGCGTTGTTATACTATTTAATGCAGAAGTTGCATCACCTTGCGCAGACGCAGCGTCACTTAGCGCCTGCGTAGCATCACCTTGCGCGGAAGCTGCGTTACTCAATGCCTGCGTAGCATCACCACTTGCAGCATTTACGTCGCTTCTCAGCCCATCTAACTCGTTGGTAACTCCTATTGCAAGCTTAGTTCTTACTATACTTCCATCACTCACTTCTCCGAGTACAAAATTTGCTGCAACTTGGTCTACATAACTTACATCTGCCTTACTTGCAACATCTGCAACAGCTTGCTCTACATCAAGTACTGCTTGCTCAATAAGGGGTGCGTAACTAATTGCGGTATTCGCAGTAGAAAGCGCGACACTCGCATCACCTGCCGCAGCATTTGCGGTAACCACCGCAGCATTCGCAGCACCAACAGCAGTTGTTGAATTAGTTAACGCGGTGTTTGCCTTGCTGAGTGCGGTCTCAGAAGTAAACAGTGCCTCGTCAGCAACTGCGGTAATGGTGACAACGTCTTCTTCTATGTTTATTATACTTACATCGTGCACATTTACTTTATTAACAGCTTCGTTTATTTTATTAACAATAGACGCATTATTGTCGTCAATCTCTTGGTCGCGAATAACGTCTCCGTTAACAAAATCTGGATATGGTATTTCTAAGTTAATTATATTAGCCATAAGTCTTTGTTTCCTCCTATCTGAATCCTCTTAATTCGTACTCGCCATTTATCTCAAATACCTTAAATCTTTCACCGTTATTATTGTTACCGAAAACAAACTGAATAAGTCTTCCTCTTCCGTTTACTAATATTGGAGTGGAATTTCCGATTTCAACTGCGGAGAATTTACTACTACCCCACACTGCTTCACCCCATCTAGGTACGGAAGACAATATGTCGAACACGCCATCTAACGCGGTGAAGTCTACGTGTATATCTACATTTATTGTGCTACGAATGGCTTCATAATAATATGTAACCGCATTTATACTTTTCCATACCTTTTGTCTACTACGGTATCCCATGTCATATTGCTTCGTATAGTGGTATTGTAACACTGTTCCGCCGTTATAGTCAACTTCTTTTTCAAAGTTATATGTGAACACATACCCATCTACACAAGCAAGATAAACCTTATTATCATACTTAAACATTCTATTAATGAAATGGGAGTTATTATAACTTCCTGCACCACCATCTATCCACGTCTCTTCATCATTCCACACCCTTTCGTCATTCCATACATTACCTTCATTTATAAAACTCCATACTTGCCATGCTTGGTAGAGGTAGGAGTATATAAGTGTATATTGACCAACATTCAGCCAAAAGTAATTTCCATCAAACAAACATGTCGCAGAAGATAACTCAACCTCAGTTGCGTTTATTCCCCTTCCGCGCAAGTCTACGACGCGGTTTATAATAGAAGTTGTTAATTGTTGCACATCTGTTTGTGGAGTATACATGCCATACACATTACCGTCGTTTCCTAGGTAGAACATATAGTTATTGACCATACAATGGCACTTTCTATTTCGGAAGCCTGTATGGGTGTTTATACGCTTTATATTGTATACTCCTACACCTAAGTCTGTGCGGTTAGTAGAACCGTAAATTGCGTATATGTCATTTCCTCTTCCAACAATGGTTACATCATGAAAGTTAAATAATCCTCTCACTTCATCACCATTTGGTTCTAACCCTAACTGCACGCTAACAGGAAAATAAAAAGGATTATCTATCTCACTAATGGCGATGGTGTACTTGTCATTTCCACTTCCGCCAGCCATATAAACCCTATCATTTCTGTTTATGAGTACCGTGCTGGTAAAGATGGGGAAACTTACGCCTTTATATTCATCATTCACTTCATTTGTACAAGGTTGGTATTCCACAGTGCCGAGGGTGTAATTGTATATGGTTTTTCCGATTAGGTGTGTAGTATCGAGAGGTGTATAGCCTGCTGTAGTTGAGACTAACTTCATAACAGTTTTTCCTGTTACAGGTGTTCCGATTATGGTTATGTAGGTACTATTTGCTTGCGGAAAAATACCATAGTAGCGAATATTTTCTCCATCCAAATACATGAGAAAGTTATTAAAGTCGGTGTACTCAACGCCGTTCAGCGCGGTGGTACCGACTTCGACGCCACCTACCTCGAACTTACCATCACTTGTAAACGAGTGTAACACTTCTTCGCGAATATAAAAATTATCAATTACTCTTGTTCCATTTCCAACATAAACCTCACTTCCGCCACGCGACTGTATAACACCTGCCTCCTTAAACAGGTCAATATTCAGCGTAGCGGGTGATTGGTTATCGGCTATTTCAGTGTAACTGTCGCGGTTATTAAACCCGCCTTGAAAGTTACTAAAGTTAAATGGGTAGGTGGGATTAGGTGAAGGAATGTTGTGTTGTACATATTTCATAATCTAATCCTCCCAATTGTATAATTCAGAACGTTGAGTGTAAGTGTTATAAACATTCTTAACTGTCTCATACTCAAAGTCAAACACCATCTCAACTCCATTTGCGTCATATAACACAACTTCTCCGTTCTCAATAGCGGAAATGAGTTGAAGGAACTTATCCTCAAACTCGTTCATGCGCGTGCCTGATTGAAAATGTCTCTCATCGCTTTCGTGACATTTAGACGTTGCATACACTGCGAGAAGGTGGTGAAACTGCGAAGGCAAAATAATTGGAACATCGGCACTGTTTGTAAGATAAATCATGTCTTTAAAATACATGGAGTTCCTCATCCTATCAACACCTTCGTTAATATAGTTGTCTATCATCGCCTTCTTAAATATATTTTCATTTAAATCATTAACATTACTTCTTACTCTTAATACTAATTGGCTTAGGTTCATTTATCTTTTCACCACCTTTTGTAATAGTTTTCTCTGGAACAGCAGTAGGAATAACATTGTTATTTACTTCGCATAACTCATCTAATCTAATTAGTATTTGAGATAGGTAATGTTCCATAGCATTCATTGGTGTAGGTAATTCATTAATTGGTTTTTTACTAAACATGTGTGCCTCCTATAAAGCAGTTATAAGATTATATAATTCTTGTATTGCAGATTGTATATTTGTACTAGTCATGCCAACAATTGGGGAGAGGGTTACACTCGTTGCAGGAAGCGTTCCACCTGCCACAGCTGTGGATGTTATACGTTGTTTCCTCAAATCATCTACCTTACGTAATACACTTTTCTTCGCAGTTGCAGAATAAGTGGTGCGGTATTCGAATGTAAGTTTATATAGTAGCCTTATTTCATTGTCGCGTAGTGTAGGGAATAATACTTGTAATTCCTCCCAACTATGCGCGTCCGCCAACACCTGACTTGTAAAGCCAACTTGTGCAGACTTTAACTTCACAGCCATTCCACGTTGAGGGTCTTGTAGCGCATAAACATAGTAAACAAAAAAATTACCGCTTCCAACATTTGTTCTAACACCAGTAGAGGTGAGGTATTGTGGCACATCGCCACTCCATAAGAATGGAAAATCTGTAGCAGGTATAATATTTAATTTTCCATCAACATCATTTGTAATAGTCGCAAGCTTTGCGGAAGTTGCAGGTAACAACCCGCTACCAAGGTTCTGCGTAAATAACGTACTTCCACTTGCAGCATGTGTAACTGTGTAAAATAAATTATCATCTACATTTGTTCCAGAACTAAGGGTGATGACGGAATTACTTCCATCTGCCGCAGGACTACCACTTACTAACGAAGAGTACCCAATGTTAAATCCACTAATCCACTTAGTACCCTCGTTATGCTTCCACGCGTGGTCAGCCCAACTAATATCATTCTTATGAAATTCAACACTTTCTATTACGCATCTTTCCTCCAGTGTTAAGCTTGGATTCCAATATATGCGGTACACCGCCGCAATATTACTAAAGTCGCTCCAAGGTGTTTGAGTTGCCACCGCCTCACCTGCACTATTGAAGTAGAAGTACCAAACGCCAAGTGTATTTGTAAATGTAAATACGGCGGGGGTGATGAGGGTGTGCTTCGTTGCTTCTCCATCTCCATCAGTGTAAAAACATATTGGATTAGTGGAGTTAATTGTTTCTCCACCTCTCACAGTCGCGATGGTAAGGGTGGTGTTGGTGTTATTTATAATAATATCTGCCTCAGTAAGAAACTGGTGTTGACAAATACCTGTAAATACAGTTTGTTTTAATACACTTGCCTCGGCAGTGGAATTGCTTTCTACTCCAATGGCATTCAATGCGGTTCTAACTTCTAAGAACGTGTCTCCATTATTAACTGGTGTGTATGACATATGTACCTCCTTCGGAGGGCGGGTGTGCCGCCCAACTTAGTAATTGTTAACTCTTGTTACTTCGCAATAATAACCTATTATTGAGACGTAAAATGTGGGTCGGGTTTGATTGGTATTTGACTAATTACCCAACAACCGTCAATAAAAAACGCTTCTTCACCATCTTTTATAGTTACTGGAATTGTGGTAGCATTTGTCGGTATTGTTTCATCGTCCAATAATTCACGACAACCAATATAACGGTCATTATCATCTTTAAAATATATTTTCATTTAAGTAATCCTCCTATTTGGTATGACCATATCCAAATAATCAATAACAAGTACAGTTATAGCAGTTGTAGCACATGTAATCTGGCGCGGTATATTCTCCACCTGATTTAACAATTTCTATTACTGCCATGAATATATTTTCCTCCTAATTAAAAATGTGAGTAGGCTTTCACCCACCCACATGTATTGTGCAATTACATAATAGTTATTATAAACAAATTAAACTAACCACGTCGCCTACAACAATATCAGTAGCAGCAACGGTAATAACAGCATCTGCGCGTGTAACAGTAAGACCTGCGGTTTTAATTACTCCACTTGTAACTGTAACTATCTGTGCAATATAACCACTAGGTGTGTACGGAACAGTGAAGGTGACGGTGTTGTTAGTTGCGTCAGTCGTGTCAGCTACCTTTGTAAACTTCTCTAATGCAACAAATCTATCAGACATGTATGTGTCCTCCTATAAGGGAGGGGAGGGTTACTCCCCGCTACTATTAATTACTCCTAGGATGCGCTGCCAACGATTCCGCGCCAGTCCGAACTTCCGTAAGAATAACGCATGTACGCACGGTATTTTGCAACCAACGTATCAAAGTCCTCATCCCACGCAAACTCTGGTTTACTTCTCCAGAAGAAGTTTAACTCATGACGCATACTATCTTGAACGAACCAATAACCATCGTTTCCACCACCTGCTGTAGAAAGGTAACTAAGAACAACAATTTTCATGTTCATATCTTTTAAGTATTCATTCGTATCGTTTAACTGTCCACCAGAAATTTCTGTTGAGTGAAGTATACGCTTTGCGTTGTCAAGATTACTTGGAGCAATTATTAACGTGTTAGGATTCATCTGAATAAGATTGCCTGCCTCGTCTAACGTCTCTTGCATAAGCTTGATTGCAGCCTTGAGGGTTGCGTCTGACAATGCGCCAGTTGTAAGGTTATCACCAACTTTTGCAGAATCTAGCAATGGGTGGTCATTCGCGCATAACGCCTTACCATCATAAATTACAGTTGTAAACGCGCCAGTTAATACTGTAACAGCATCTTTCTCAACTTTAACTCTACCACTTCTTGCCAACGCCTTCGCCATTTTGGACATTTGTCCATATTGCTCATCGTCTGCCATTTCTTTAGTAACCATAAAGCCACTTGTAAATGATTTGTGTGTGTAGGTTCTTTCCAATCCTGGAGAGAGTGTTTGGTATGCGATTGGCGCGAATTGGTCGGCACGTTCTACCCATGTTCCAAATGCTCCCATACCCCAATCTGTTTCTTTCGCCTTAGAAGACGATTGTACATTTAAAAACTTAGAATATTCTTCAGCAATCTCACCATATGTTTCGAAGAAAATTTTACGTAAACCTGGCTCAAGCAATTTTCCGAAGCGCGCCTCGTTCTCTAAATCTGCGGCAGTATAATGGAACGCATTACTTGTTCCAGCTACTCCGAACGTACCACCTACTGGTTGTACTGGTGTTGCAAAGTACTGTAAATTAAATTCAAAATAATCTTTCATATAAGATTCTCCTATCGCTTAAATTTTGCATAATCCTTTTCACTCATTCCAAACGCCTTTGCGATGGTGGCTTCCTTGGAAGTGATTTTTACTTCATTGGCGGATGCTTCCACACCTGCCCCCGTCATTGTTATTGTACTAGGTGCGGATAATTCGGAAAGTAATTCTTTCTTAATTTGCTCACGCAATTCAGTTTCGTCAACTTTCTTGTCTTCTCTAAGCGCCTTATACACAAATTCCAAATCAGTAACTCCAATTTCCTTTGCGGTGGTGAGAACTTTTACTTCATCAAAATCTTTATATTTTGCGGAAAGTTTCACTATCTCAGTTTCTAATTGAACAAGTTCTAACTGCGCACGAAGCTTTTTAACTTCTTCACTTTCAGGCGCAACTGCCTTTTTTTTACTAATCTTTTCTCCATACTTCATCATTAATTCTTCATCACTTTTAATAAGTTCTAACGCATCGATTGCGATTTGATTTTCTTTCTTCATCTCAGCAATGCTTTGTGTTTTCTTTGTATAGTCACTTTGTCTCATGTAACCGCGTTTTAACTCTTCAATCTCGATTTCTTCCTCACCTATTTTCACTTTTGTTACAGGCGCGGTAACAATAACTTCTTCACTTTCCTTTACGGTTTGGTCGGTAGACTCCGCAGCAGCAAGTTTTCTGTATTCATCAATGTTCATAATCTCATTTCTCCTTGTGGAATCCTTACATGGTTGTTCCACTACTATTGTTCATGTTCATTTGACTATTTATTAATTGTTCTAATTCTGGTGCCTCTTGTAACAACTCCATCAATTCTGCATCATCTAGTCCTTCAATCATCTCCAATACTTCTGGGGTAAGTTTGCTCTCATCAATCGATGCGCTCTCTTGTTCAGTAGTTGTAACTTCCTCATTTGCGTCCTTATAACCAACATTATATGCATCATCTTTTAACTTGTCAAGTTCAGCTTCTTCATCCTTCTCTTCAAGCTTTTTCCTAACCTCTAATAACTCTTGATTAATCGCGGAAACTTCTTTTATAAGTTGTTCCAATATGCCTTCTTCCTCAGTATGCTTGCCAACATGTTCCTCTTCATTTAACTGGTCTTGTTGACGTTGTTTGTTTATTTCTTCAAACCTTTCCAACATACCCTTCGCGTCAAACCCTGGCATGTACTCCATTACCGCACGTCTATCAGCCATAGGCAATCCGTCTTCAGCAGGTGTTTGCGCCAATCTAATCATGAGGTCAAACATTGCAGACTTGTTCATTGGCATTGTACTGCCTGCGCGAATATGAATTGTATAATCATAATCTAATACTTCTCTAGTAATTTTGTCGAATAATGGTTGTCCATCACTATCAAGTACTTTGACAACCTTATCACCTTTCCAAAACTGTTTCATTCTATTGACCCACACGCTTGCCATGCGCGCCATACCATCTTCCATAGTTTTAACTTTTAATCTTGTTCTAGCTTGTCCAGCTTCTTGTAGTGAAAGTATTCCTTGCGCGGTATAAACGCCTTGCTGATTTGTTCCACGCATTGCAGAATATACTCCAGAAATATTCTCAATATCATCTTTGAACTCGACTATTTTATTAACAACATATGCAGGCATATTAGGTGGAGATGGGCGACTTACTTCTGTTCCAGGATTCTTTCTAATAATCAAGCCTGGTCGGTCAGTTAATGCTCCCTTAGGAATACCAGCATTCTTATCAATTATCCAAGGAACGTTTGCAGTATGTTTCGCATTGTCAACAACCGCGTTATTTAACTCGTTGATTTGAGTTTGTGGAGACATAAGTCTCTTCACGTCGCCAACACCCCAAAACGAGAAAGGAACTTCATAACACTTAATTATAGTGAATGGAATACTATTATCTTTATATTCACTTATTCCATCATACAAAGTAAGATTTAATTCAGGGCAAACAATAGTCTGTCTAACATTCTCATTTTCTTCTTTTGTATAATCTCTCCACCACATTTCCAACACCAATACTTGATTAACTACATTTCTTTCGTTCTCATCAGTCTTTGGTGCCAATTCCGCGTATTGAATATTTCCACCCTCTATTTTACTAGCATGTGCAGGAAACCCTTTCTTTAACACATCTTCATTCAAATACATTGCGTGAATAATATACTCAGCGTTATCAATGTTAGTTGCCATAGGGTCTGGGAAGATGTTGAGTGGATTAACCTCTATTAACTCAATCTCCTTCTTGCGTTTGTTATATGGTTGATAGAATACCATATTTCCAGTAACCAACATTGTAATAAGCTGCGTCTCTAATTTGTGCATTACGCCAGCGCGGTAGAACTCGCCAGTCAACGCAAAATCAATCTTCTTAGCATACTCTCTGGCTTCCTCAATAGTACTAACCACTTCAAACTTTGGACGCCCATCCATCATAATAGGGCGTACCGTTTCAAGAGTAGAGAAGATGAAATTACTTTTACTATTGGATTTATAGTCTGGCAACGCAACACTGCTTCCATCATCACCGTTATACGCATCCCAATAACTTTGCCACTCATCCATAAGCTTTCTCTTCGCGGAGAACGCCTCATTAAACTTCTGAAAAACATAACTAGCTAAACTATCTTTTTCCTTTGGTCGTTCGTTCATTTAAACCTCCTAAATACTATATTCTTCCAAACTTTTGTCTTCATCATCTTTATCGAGGAAGGAACTTCTTCTTCTAGTCTCTTGGCTTTCAGGCATAAACCCGTCGCCTTTACCTTCTAACATAAGTTGTAATGTTATTGCAGCCGCGATTACCAAGTCGTCATTACAGCCGATTTGTGCGTTTGTACTTCCATTATCCTCTATAATATATGTATAGAGTTCGCTGACAAGCTCATCACTGTAAATACCCAACGCCATTTCTCGAACAAACTCAGCTAACTTCTCAATCATGAGTGGTTTAGAGCGTAACGTAGTTCTCCACCCTACAGATTGACTCATCTTATCACTAATTTTATCATACGTCTTTTGAAAGAACAAGTTCCAATACTCCAGTGATTTGATTTTGCTGATGGTGGCGATGCCGTGGTTATTTATTTCAGGCGCAAGGTATGCCTCATTATAATATTTCGCCAACTTTACGAGTTCCACCCCAAACAAATCTGCATCAATATGACCATGCCACTGCGCAACGTACTCAAATGTCTCTCCATCGCCTACCATTGCCGCAGAATAGTCACCTGTTGCTAAGCCTTCTGCAACGTCAGCGCCAATGCAGTAGTACTTATCTTTAACAGGTTCCTTCCAAATACTAA